CAAGAAGGGCGACCAACGTAATGGTGGACAAGTCTGCCTAAAGGTTCGTGCCTTCAAGAAGAAAAATGGCTCTAAGTTGAGAAAGTCTCAAGCCGTAACCGTAGTTGGATTCGGTAAGCCTGCTTTCAAATCCTAAAGGAGAAAATATGTTCGACAAGAAAGTCCTTGAATCAATCGCAAACTCATACCTACGTGCAGCAGCAGCATCTGTTATTGCATTGTACACAGCAGGCCAACACGACCCTAAGGTATTGGCAACAGCCTTCCTTGCTGGTATCGTCGGCCCTGTGCTGAAAGCGCTTGATAAGTCAAGCCCAGAGTTCGGACGTGGCTCTAAATAACCCTCATATAGGCCTCTAGCAGGCCCGTAGAGACAAGAAACCCCCTTACCTTAGTAGAAATACTAGGGCGAGGGGGTCTTTTGTTGTTTTATTTAGTTGTCGTACTCATCAAACTCTGCGTCCTCAAGTGAGTCGAGGAGCAGTTGGACTTCCTTATGCCTGCGTTTTGCTCGGTATTCGTATATTACTGTATCGATGGCATTGACTGAAAATAGCCCAGCAAATGAACCAAAAAACACTGCCCAGAAAATTTCCATAATTATCCCCTTATATATATTATAATATATATATTATATATACAAAGCCGAAGGCTTTGTTATTATTATATAATCTATATATAGAAATTATAGCAACCCAATTCTTGGATTGCAAATTTTCAGAAACCTTGCGTATCCCTATCGGGATGTGTATACTCCAATTATGACAATCCAACTAGAAGAATATACACTACCCGAGCATATGTCGTACTCGGCGTTTACAACCTACCTAACCTGTGGCTACCAGTATTACCTAGGTAGACTCCTCAACAAGGAAGAAGCACCTTCGGTGTGGTCAGTCGGAGGAACTGCGTTTCACTTAGCGTGTGAAAACTACGATAGGGAGACACTATGATGCAAGACCCAGCAAGACAACTGTGGGATAGCGCATGGGACAACTCCAAAGGTGACATCGACCTATCAACGGCACGTGTAGGTGGCAGAGCCACCAAGGCTAATCCTAACAAAGAAGATGCTACATGGTGGAACACCAAAGGTCCAGAATGGGTTCAGGGTTATATCGCTTGGCGAGAACTTAACCCCAACTGGAAGATTTGGAATGCACCTGACGGCAACCCTGCAATTGAACTAGAACTTATACCAGTAGTGGCTGGAGTTCCAGTAAAAATGATTATTGACCGAGTATTTGAGGTCAATGGAGAACTTGTCATTGTCGACCTTAAAACATCTCAGAGCACACCAACTAGCGCACTTCAACTAGCGTTCTATAAATTGGGACTAGAAAGCACCTTTGGAACCGACGATTTGGGTGGCGAAATTAAATGGGGAACTTACTACATGTCTCGCGGTGGTGGCATGTCAGAGATGGTAGACCTGTCAGAATACACCTATGAGAAGATGGAGTATCTCATAAAACAATTTGACACAGCCCGTAAGGCTGCGATATTCTTGCCCAACACAAACTCTTGCCAGTATCTCTGTGGACTTACGGAGTTCTGTCAATTCTCTACGAAGAAGGATAAATGACACTACAACCAAATGAAGTGCTTGGTGCATTCCAATTAGGAATCATCAACGCCAACGAGGCGCGAGTTGCGCTAGGCTTTAAAGAAATAGAACCAACCAAAGAAGAGGAAACAAATGGCTGAAGACTGGAAAATACAGGTATCATACAAGTCAAACAATGGCGACTTGATTAACGTTCGTGCCAATACGGCAGATGAACTTAGTGTGCTTCTTGAAGGTGTTGGCGACTATGCTACACAGATTGAAGCAACACGTCGCACACTATCGGGGGTAAGCGTAGCATCCCCTTTATCGACATCGAGTTCCACAGGAAGCACTCCGCCTCCGCAATCATCAACTCCACCCCAGGCTCAAACTCCCGTAGGTACGGGAACGGCATCTGGACCGACATGCGTACACGGAGCACGGAAGTATAAGTCGGGAATCTCCAGCAAGACGGGAAACCCATACGCGATGTGGGTCTGTCCGATGCCTCAGGGCGCGGACCAATGCAAGCCAGTCAATTAGAGCAAGAACTATTTCCATTTTGAGCAACTAGGGAAGGGGTCCAATGAGAACTTTAGTGCGTTCAGTAGGTAGAGCCTCAATTGGTGGGGAACCTTTACCTAGTTGTTTCAAAGCCTTCGAAGCGAACAAGATTATAATACGGCGTTCAGAAGTTTCTATGTTTGCAGGTGCACCAGGAGCAGGTAAATCAACACTTGCTCTTGCACTTGCGCTCAAGACCGATGTTCCTACATTGTATATCTCAGCAGATACCAATGCACACACAATGGCCATGCGTTTAGCATCTATGATTTCAGGGAAAAGTCAGTCAGATGTTGAACAGAAACTTAATACTGATGTTGGTTGGACTAAAGCAGTCCTCCAAAAAGGAAGCCACATAGTCTGGTCGTTCGAATCATCACCAACCTTGCAAGATATTGACGAAGAAGTACAAGCGTTTGAAGAACTATGGGGTTGCCCACCTGTTCTTATTGTTTTAGATAACTTAATGGATGTAGCCACAGATGGTGGCGAAGAATTCGCATCTATGCGAGCAATTATGAAGGAGTTGAAATACCTTGCTAGGGCTACAAATTCTGCGATTGTTGTTCTACATCACACTTCGGAAGCAGTTCCTGGCAATCCTTGCCAGCCAAGAAGTGCCATACAAGGTAAAGTTTCACAGTTACCTGCGCTTATATGTACGCTTGGCACGGTTGGCACATCGCTTGGCGTGGCTTCAGTCAAAAATCGCTATGGACGTGCAGATGCGAATGGGTCGATGATGACTTGGTTAGCATTCAATCCTGAGTATATGTACATAGAAGATATTCCTGAGAACGCATGAACTATCCTAATTGGTTTGAGGGTCAGAAGCATAACTTCGAAAAGCACTTACTTGACTTAGCAGGTAAGCCACGTATGCGATTCCTACAGATAGGTGTCTATACTGGCGATGCTATCATATGGCTATGCGAAAACATTCTTACAGATGAAACATCTTTCTTGTATGATGTTGATACGTGGACTGGTTCAGATGAAAAAGTACATGACCATATAGATTTTGATAAAGTATTAGAGTATTACCAAGAACGTATCAGCGCATTGAAGTCAACTGTGTGGCTACGTATGACAAGTGATGAGTTCTTTGCTAACAATAAAGTTTTCAAGTATGACTTTATCTATATTGACGGAGACCATACATCTCATCAAGTTGCTAAAGATGCAGATAGTGCTTGGAAGTTACTCAAGCCTAATGGCATTATGGCATTTGATGACTACATGTGGGGTCAAGACCTATCACCTGAGTTGACACCTCGGCCAGCAATTGACAGATTCCTTGCCAAGTACATTGGCGAATATGAACTGCTCACTCAAGAGTACCAAGTTTGGATACGTAAAAATGGTAACTAGAAAAACACATAAGGTTAGAGGAGCAACATATGAAACAGACATCAAAGACTGGTTTAGAGAACATGGATACGATTCTGAACGACTTGCAAGAACAGGTGCAAAAGATGAGGGAGACGTTGTTGTCCGTGCGAACTTCCTTGGTAGAGTTGGAGTTATCGAAGCCAAGGCCCCAGGTCAATCAGGTCGCATTGACCTCTCTGGTTGGACGAAAGAGGCTCAGATTGAAGCAACGCATTATGCGGAAGCAAGAAATCTCCAACGTGAAGAAGTCATTCCAGCAATCCTCATCAAAGCACGAGGAAAATCTATATCCGACTCGTACCTTGTCTTAAGGCTTGGCGATGTATTTGGTTGATGACTTACCTGATATTGTATCAGTATTAAAACACTATGGTGCTAATGTAAATCGCACTACTGGACAAGTTAATATAAAATGTCCATTCCATAATGACAGTCATGCAAGTGCAAGTTTTAATACTAAAGAGAATATCTTTAATTGTTTCGCTTGTGGAATGCAAGGTAATAGTATTCAGATTATAGCAAAGAAGGAAGGAGTGGATATACGTGAAGCAAAATCAATCGCAGAAGGAATTACTGGGCAAGGCTACGGCGAAGTACGCGGAAAGCATCTTTCAGGCGGAAGACTACCTCGCAAGTCGGGGAATCAGTCGGGAAGTAGCGCGAATGGCGCGATTAGGCGTAGTCGTGGAGCCTGAGACAGGACACGAGGCTTACGTAGGTCGACTTGCAATTCCTTACATCACTAAGACTGGTGTTGTAGATATTAGATTTAGAAGTTTGAATCCAGCAGTTGAACCTAAGTATATGGGTATGACTGGTGCAGAGACGAAGATGTACAACGTATTAGATATTGAACGAGCAGGCGATTGGATTGGGGTATGCGAAGGTGAACTGGATACACTTACTCTTAGCAAGTGCATTGGGATTCCTTGCGTTGGAGTTCCTGGTGCGAATTCTTGGAAGAAGCATTACACGCGATTGCTCGCAGACTTCGAAAGAATATTTGTTTTTGCGGACGGAGACCAACCAGGAAAAGAATTCGCGACTTCTTTGGCACGGGAACTACCTGTCACCATCGTCTCGATGGACGAAGGAGAAGATGTTAACTCGCTATACGTCAAACACGGAGCAGAATACATCAGAGCAAAAATGGGACTCGGACTAAACGATGAATAACATTCCTCCATGCCCTGTATGCGGTGAGCATTTTGATAATGTATTTGAAGCAACAGACCATCTCATAGAAGACCAGGAAGGTGAAGAGTTTGACCCTAAGTTAATTCTTCCTAATGGTTACACGCTTATGGTTGGTTCATTACTACGATGCTTATTCAGTTATGCAGATAACCCTGAGGAAATCAAGGCTATAACTGAGTCGACATACGCTACTCTCTATGCAGCCGAAACCAATCCAGGCAATATGAAAAAGATTATAGAAGATATGGTTATACGAGAACAGATGTCAGAGTTTGATAAAGAATTAGTTCAACTATTAGATGATGAGAAACCAAACGATGACGAAAGCGGAGAGTGAGGAAGTATGGCTGATAATGGCACACTTAATGAACCAAGGTTTCGAGATAAGCAACTCGGATTTGACGTCAGGCACCCTGACTTTAACGCTCAGAATTCCTATCTTGAGTTCCGAGATGCAGTAGAAGAAACGTTCTTTGAACTACAAGATTTACTACTGAGTAAGCATAAAGATTACGGCCCAAGCAATATCGCTGAGGCACCTGGCGGTGCTATCAACGGCTTACGTGTCCGTATGCACGACAAGTTAGCACGTATCAACAATCTATATGAATATATGGAAGATACAAATGGCTTTCAGCCACAACATGAATCCATCGAAGATTCATTCAAAGATATGGCAAACTATGCAATCATTGGGTTGCTAGTACTGAGAGGAAAATGGCCAAACAAATGAAATACAAAGTAAATTTAACTCAAAGAAATCGCGTTCATACGGAAGTAGAGGCTGACTCAAAAAAGGATGCATACTGGAAAGTTATGGATATGTTAAAGATGCCAGAACAGGGTGAAGGCTATGATGTTTCAATCATCGGACCATCTGATGTTAAGATAAAGGAAATGAAATGAAAATATTTGGACCTTATAAAGGCAGTAAACAAAATGGTGGACGTCCAATCTACGTAATCAAACGTAAGAAGAAGGACGGAACTACTGAAACAACATCAACAAACAAAGCACGTCTTGATTACAAAAAGGCTACTGGTAAAAAGTTAGCAAAGTCTACAGACGTAGACCATAAGGACAATGGTGGACGTGCAGGTCGCGATGGCATTGGTAATCTACAAGCGATGAGTCATAAGAAGAACGTCGCCAAAGAGAA